ATTATTAGAGGATGTAACAAATGAAGAATAAAATCAATAAAAAAGAAGTAGGAGAAAGAATTAGGTTTATAAGACTCAATAGAGGTTACACAATACAAGGTTTTGGAGATTTATTTGGAGCAAGTAGAGGAAATGTTCAAGCATGGGAAAGTGGTGCATGTTTACCTAATAAAAGAAGATTGCAAAAGATAGCACAAATGGCCAATATTGGCGTTACAGAATTGCTTTATGGAAACCAAAATAATAGAGATCAAGAGGTAGCTGGAGTTTTACAAAAAAAACCTAACAAGAAAGAAGTAGGCAAAAGGATATTTTCAATAAGAAAAAACATGAATTTAACATTAGAACAGTTCGGACTTATTTTGCAAGTAGGTAGAAGTAATGTTTCTAAGTGGGAACTTGGGAAAGTATTGCCAAGGCGTGAAAAATCAATAGAGATAGCTAAACTTGGGAAAATATCCGTTGAAGAACTGTTATATGGAAAAGAAAAGGAAATAAAAGACTTAAAAATTAGATTGTTAAACTTACCAACTAAGGAAAGAATTAAATTAATAAATGAAGTGTTAGGGGTGAGTGAGAAAAATGAAAAAATACAGAATTAATTTAAAAAAATTAATAATTGAAAGAAGGTTAAGTATAACTAAAGTTTCAAAAGATACTGGAATTTCAAGAACTACATTAACGGGGTTATATTACCATCCTGGTAGAGGTATTCAAATAAAAACTTTAAATACATTATGTAATTACTTTGATATTACACCATTAGAGTTGTTTGAAGAAGTAAAAACAATTTAAAGGAGGTGAAAACCAATGATGAAATACAGAATAAAACTTTGGGAATTATTGGCTGAAAGAAACTTAAAAATTACACAAGTATGCAAAGATACTGGTTTAAGTAGACCAACACTAAATGCAATTAAATATGGAAGGAGCAAAGGTATTCAATTAGAAACCATTGATGTTCTTTGTAACTACTTTAAAATTACACCTGGTGAGTTGTTTACTGAAGTACAACCTATTAAGCCAGTATATCCACAAAGAAAGGCGGTGAGAAAGGATGAAACCGAATAAAAAGCTAGTTGGAAAAAGAATACAAGCTATAAGGTTGGAAAAGGGGTTAACGCTTGATGAATTTGGCAAACTTATTGGCGCTAGTAAAAGTAGTATATCAGAATGGGAAAGTGGAAAACATTTACCACCAGCAAAAAGTATTATATCACGCTGGGAAAAAGGGGTTATGTTACCTAACAACAGTAGATTAGATAAAATAGCACAATTAGGTAATATAACTGTTAACGAACTACTTTATGGAAATAATGAACACGATAAAGAAGAATTAGCGCAACGTTTAATGGAAATACCAACTAAAGAAAGAGTTGAACTAATACTGGGGGTTTTAAAAGAAACAAAAATAGAAGAAGAAAATGAAGAAGAAAAACAAAAGAAAATAGCAGCTATTAAAAAAATAACCGCTATATAAATTTACTTACTTATATTTTAACACGAAAAGGAGAAATAAACAACATGACAAATAAGAAAGATAATATTAACCCAGAACATTACAAAGCTGGGAACGGTGAATTGATAGATGTAATTCAAGATACTGTAAAAGATTTTGGGAGTGTATGTCAAGCTAACATGATTAAATATGCTTTTAGGGCTGATAAAAAACACGAAGATCCAAGAACAGATATTGAAAAGATTATTAGATATGGAGAGTTTTGGCTTAATGATTTAGAAGGTAAAAAAGCAAGTGAACCAAGAGGGGTAAAAGAAGAAACTAATCATCAAGAAGATTTCAGCCCGTTTGACAAGCTAAAAGAAATGCTATCACCACAAGAACAAGACTTGATTAAAGATAAAGAGATAGTAATGGTTAGAATTGGCCACGATAATATTTATTTGAATAAAGAAGATGCACAAGATTTCATTCAACTCTTAGGGGGTGCGATTTATGGTGAAGATTAATAAATTAGAGATAGAAAATGTTAAGAGGGTTAAGGCGGTTCAAATAGAGCCAACAGCGAATGGGTTAACTGTTGTTGGTGGTAAGAACGGTCAAGGGAAAACAAGCGTGCTAGACTCAATTGCCTGGGCGCTGGGTGGTAATTCTTATAAACCATCTAACCCACATCGTGAAGGCAGTGTTGTTGCACCAATGATAAGAATACAGCTTGATAATGGTCTTATAGTCGAACGTAAGGGAGATAATGGAACCCTTAAAGTAACTGATCCTAGTGGTAAGAAAGCAGGCCAAAACTTATTAAATAGCTTTGTTGAACAGTTTGCCATCAACTTACCTAAATTTATGGAGATGAACTCTAAAGATAAGACTAAGGCGTTATTAAATACAGTAGATGGGCTTGGTGAAAAGATATACCAATTGGAGCAAGAAGAACTAGAAATTTATAACAAACGCCGAACAGTTGGCCAAATTAGAGATCAGAAGAAACATTATGCTGAAGAACAACCATTTTACAAAGAGGTTGGAAACGAGATAGTAAGTGCTTCTGAACTAATTAAGGAACAACAAGAGATATTGGCCAGAAATGGTGAAAATCAACGTAAGAGAGATAACCTGGAGAATTTAACCGCTAGACAAACGCTAGTAATTAATAAAAAAGCTGAATTAGAAAGACAATTGTTAGAAATTAATAATGAGTTAGAAACTCTTGAAACTGATATAGAGATAGCTAATAAAGATGTTGTTGACTTAATAGATGAAAGTACTGAAGAACTTGAACAAAGTATCGAGAACATCGAAGAAATTAATAGGAAAGTTCGCGCTAACCAAGATCGTGAGAAAGCTGAAATGGATGCTGAACACTATGCGCTGGAATACAAAGACTTATCAGATGAAATAGATGCATTAAGACAACAAAAACTAGACTTGTTAAACGGTGCTAATTTGCCACTAGAAGGCCTTAGCGTTGACAATGGTGTAATTACATATAAAGGCCAACCTTGGGATAATATGAGTGGCTCTGAACAGCTTATAGTAGCAACTGCCATTGTGAGAAAGATAAACCCGCAATGTGAGTTTGTACTGGTTGATAAACTAGAACAAATGGACTTGGAAACGTTGCTAGACTTTGCTAACTGGTTGAAAGATAACAAGTTACAAGCAATAGCAACACGAGTAAGCACTGGAGAAGAATGCCAGATTATTATTGAAGATGGTTATGTTAAAGAGCGAAAAGTTGAAGAACCAACACAAGCGCAAGCATCTTGGATGGCAAACAAAGGGGGTGAATTTTAATGAGAATAACAAAAGGTAAACGAGCAAGAGCGCAAAAAGTCGTTATTTATGGCACTGAAGGAATTGGGAAAAGTTCACTAGCTGCACAATTTCCAGAACCTCTATTTATAGATACAGAGGGATCAACAGATAATATGGATGTTGCCAGATTAGACAAACCTACAAGTTGGGTGATGCTTAATAATCAGATTGCATTTATCAAGGCCAACCCCACTGTATGCAAAACACTAGTTATAGATACCATTGACTGGGCTGAGTCGCTTTGTGTTGATAATCTTTGCGCTATGCATGGTAAGAAAGGTATTGAAGATTTTGGTTATGGTAATGGTTACGTTTATGCGAAAGAAGAAATGGGCCGTTTCCTAAACAGATTACAAGATTTAATTGAAATAGGTATCAACGTGGTACTTACAGCACATGCACAAATTAGAAAGTTTGAATTACCAGATGAAATGGGATCATATGATAAATATGAACTGAAACTTGGTAAAAAGACAAGTTCACAAACAGCACCGCTTGTAAAAGAATGGGCTGATATGGTTCTATTCTGTAATTACAAAACTTATCTAATAGCGCAAGAGGGTTCAGCTAAGAAAAAGGCACAAGGTTCACAGCGTGTAATGTACACAGAACATGCAGCGGCCTGGGATGCTAAGAACCGCCACGGGTTGCCAAGTGAATTACCGCTTGATTACAGTGGAATAGCACATATTTTCGAGCAACCAGAACCGCAACCAGTGGAACAAGCTAAACAGCCAGATGAAACTAAAAAAAGTGGTAACGAAGTAATAGAAGACAATTTCAAAGATATTATAACAGAAGTGGCCAATAAGCCAGTTGAAGACTTAGTGGATCCGTTTAAACCAGATAAACCCGATTATATCCCGCAACCTTTATGGGACTTAATGGAACAAGATGGAATTACTGAAGAAGATATTAAGCTTGTTAGTGAAAGTAAAGGTTATTTCCCTAAGGGAACGCCAATGACTGTATATAACGAACAAGGTTACTTAACTGGTTACATTATCCCTAAATGGGAAGGACTTAAACAATTATTAAAAGAATTAAAACAAAAATAAAAACAATATAAATTTTAAGGAGATTTTAAAAAATGATGAATAACAATACAAATTTTAACAACAACTTTGAAAGAGAATTAGACTGGGATGCTGAAATAGTAAAAGATAGTGAGTTTGTGCTATTACCTCCAGGGTTATACCAATTTACTGTTGAAGGTTATGAAAGAGCGCAACACGTACCAACTAACCCTAATGCTAAATTACCAAGTTGTCCTAAAGCGATTGTATCAATCAATATTAAAGCTAATGAAGGTGAAACAACACTTAAGCATAATCTATTCTTACATAGTTCTGTTGAAGGTTTACTTTCAGCATTTTTCGGAGCGATTGGGTTCAAGAAAAAAGGTGAACCATTAAAAATGGCGTGGAACCAATTACCAGGAGCAACTGGAGTTTGTAAAGTAGGAATTAGAGAACACAACGGAAACCAATACAACGAAGTTAAAAGCATGATATATAAAGATGATGTTGATATTACAAAAGTACTTAACGTACAAAACCCATTTGCACAACAACAACCTAATTTCAACCAACCGCAACAAAATCAACAACCAGCTTGGAATAATCAAGGGAATAACACTCAAGGCGGGTTCTAAAAATGAAACTTAGACCTTACCAAGAAGAAGCAAGGGTTAAGGTTCAAAAAGAATGGGAAGGGGGCGTTAAAAAAACGCTCCTTGTCCTGCCAACTGGTTGTGGTAAAACTATTGTATTTTCCAAAATAATAGAGGATAGAGTTAAAAAAGGTGATAGAGTGCTTATATTAGCACATAGAAGCGAATTGTTAGAACAAGCAAGTGACAAGCTAAAGAAAAGTACTGGACTTAATACAGCGTTAGAAAAAGCTGATAGCACCTCTAAAGATACTTGGTTTAGGGTGGTAGTTGGTAGTGTTCAGACTTTACAACGTGAGAAAAGACTTAACCAGTTTGACAAAGATCACTTTGATACCATCGTTATTGATGAAGCGCATCATTGTATATCTAACAGCTATCAGAATGTACTTAACCATTTTGATAAGGCAAAAGTACTAGGGGTTACTGCTACACCTGATAGGGGTGACATGAAGAACCTGGGAACGTACTTTGAAAGCTTGGCTTATGAATACAAAATAGTAGATGCTATCAAAGAGGGTTATTTAAGCAAAATACAAAGTTTAACAATACCATTGAACCTTGATTTAAGTGGAGTGGCAACTCAAAACGGAGATTTTAAAGCAAGCGATGTTAGTAATGCGCTTGATCCTTATTTAGAACAAATTGCTGATGAAATGGTTAAACATTGTAAGGATAGAAAAACGGTTGTATTCCTACCATTAGTAGCAACAAGCCAAAAGTTCAGAGATATTCTTAACTCAAAAGGTTTTAAGGCTGCTGAAGTCAACGGAGAAAGTAAGGATAGAGCGCAAATATTAGAAGACTTTGACAAGGATAAATACAACGTACTTTGTAATTCAATGTTATTAACAGAAGGTTGGGATTGCCCAAGCGTTGATTGTGTAATTGTACTTAGACCAACAAAGGTAAGGGCGTTATATTCTCAAATGGTTGGACGTGGTACAAGGTTACACCCAGGAAAAGAAAACTTATTATTATTAGATTTCTTATGGCACGTTGAAAAGCATGAATTGTGCAGACCTGGCCACTTAATTGCCAAGAATGAAGAAATAGCTAAAAAGATTACTGAACTTAGTGAAAAAGAAGTAGGAAACGCGGTTGACTTAGAAGAAATAGAAGTTAAGGCAGCTGATGAAGTTATACAAGATCGTGAAGCAAGCCTTGCTAAACAACTTGCTGAACAAAGGCGCAAAAAAGGTAAGTTGGTGGATCCGTTACAATTTGAAATGAGTATTGCTGATGAAGATCTTGCCAATTATGTGCCAAGTTTCTTATCAGAACAAGCCCCACCAAGTGAAGCACAAATAGAAACGCTTGAAAAGATGGGAATTAATGCAAGTGCAATAGATAATTCTGGTAAGGCAAGCTTGTTAATCGATCGTGTTATTAAAAGACGTGAGATGGGGTTTGCTACACCTAAACAGATTAGGTTACTAGAAAGTAGAGGTTTTAGAAAAGTTGGTAACTGGAGTTTTGAAGATGCTAACAAGATGATTACTAGAATAGCAGCAAACGGCTGGCGCTTACCTAGAGGAATGGTCGCAAAAGATTATAAGCCGAAAAGTATGATGAATTAGGAGTCAATCAAGAATGGATAACAACAAAAATTTAATAGAATTATTAGAATACATTAACCCTGCTATTCTTGATTATCAAGAGTGGGTTAATGTGGGAATGGCTATGAAGCATGAAGGTTTAACAGCACAAGAATGGGATCAATGGTCACAAGCTGATCCAAGATATAAGCCTGGTGAATGCTTCAGAAAATGGGAAACTTTCCAGGGTTCAAGCGCTGGTAAGCCCGTTACTGGTGGAACGATATACCAGATGGCTGTTGAGAATGGATATTCACCAGTATATATGGACTTTGAAAACTCACATGAACTTAATTGGGATGATGAAATTAATAACGATGGTGATTATAAGTTCATCGACAAAAGCTGGATAGAAGGAAAAGAGATACAAGAGCCAACACACTGGCAACCAGCACAAGAACTGATAACGTATTTAGAAACACTTTTCCAGAGTACAGAGAATGTTGGTTTTGTTACAGAAACTTATCCCTTAGAAGATAAAGAAGGTAACACGGTTCACAAACCCAAGAAAGGTGTTTTTGATAGGACAGCGGGCCACTTAATAGAAAAGCTTCACAAATATAAAGATGATATAGGTTTTGTTATTGGAGATTATAACAAAGAAGCTGGGGCCTGGATAAGGTTCAACCCGTTAGATGGTAAAGGTGTTAAGAATGATAACGTAACAGAGTTTAGGTATGCACTGGTAGAAAGTGATAGAACAAGCATCTCACAACAAAACGCTATTATCCGTGAGTTAGAGTTGCCGGTAGCGTGCCTTGTGCATAGTGGTGGTAAGTCAGTTCATGCGATAGTTAAGATAGATGCTAGAGATTATCACGAGTACCAGAAAAGGGTTGATTACTTGTATAAAGTATGTGCTAAGAATGGCCTTGCGGTTGATACTCAAAATAAAAACCCATCGCGTTTAAGTAGGATGCCTGGGGTGATTAGAAACGGTCGTAAACAATTCTTAATAGACACTAACATTGGTAAACAAAGCTGGAACGAATGGTTTGAATATATAGAAGATTTAAACGATGACTTACCAGATCCAGAGAATTTAGAAGACTTCTGGGACGATATGCCAGAACTAGCACCAGAATTAATTAAAGGCGTGCTTAGACAAGGCCATAAAATGCTAATCGCTGGGCCTTCTAAAGCTGGTAAGAGTTTTGCGCTAATAGAGATGGCCATTGCCATTGCTGAAGGTAAGAAGTGGTTAAACTGGGAATGTGCGCAAGGTCGTGTATTGTATGTGAACTTAGAACTAGATAGAGCCAGCTGTTTACATAGGTTTAAAGATGTGTACACAAGTATGGGGCTTAGTGCTAACAACTTACAGAACGTGCATATATGGAACCTACGAGGGAAAACAGTACCAATGGATAAGTTGGCACCGAAACTAATTAGAAGGGCGCATAAGAAGAATTATACGGCTGTAATTATAGACCCTATTTACAAGGTGCTTACTGGTGATGAAAACAGTGCTGACCAGATGGCACATTTTACTAACCAATTTGATAAGGTGGCCACTGAATTAGGGTGTTCGGTTATTTATTGTCACCATCATTCTAAAGGTTCGCAAGGTGGCAAAAAATCAATGGATAGGGCCAGTGGTAGTGGAGTATTTGCAAGGGATCCAGATGCATTAATAGACCTGGTAGAGTTGGATATACCAGAAACGCTGCTTAAGACTCAAATTAATAACGAGTTAGTTAAGTATTACGAGGATAGAATTAAAACACTTAACAACAAGTATTACATTACAAAAATTGGTATGGATGACCATTATGATTACGAGAAGATGAAATACCATGCTGAACAGAGTCTAAGTGGCCATTTAATGGAAGTAAGAGCAAAGGCCAAGGAAATAGAAGCTAAAGTCAAACAACAAACAGCTTGGCGTGTTGAAGGTACTTTAAGAGAGTTTGCGAAGTTTGAGCCAGTCAATATATGGTTCAATTATCCAAAACATACCATTGATGATGTTGGTGTACTTGCTGACTTAGAAGCTGATAGCAATGATAAAGTTGTTAAAGCTAAAAAAGGAAGACAAAAACAAGCCGAAGAAAAGAATCAAGAAAGCATGCTAGAGTTTGAGATGGCCATAGAAAATTGTTCGTTTGGTGAAGCACCAACAAAAAAAATGGTCGCTGATTACTTAGGTGTAAGTGTAAAAACTATAGATAGAAAATTAAAAAATAGTAAAAAATTTTGGTTCGATAAGAATTCAGAAACAATAAAAATGGTCGAAAAATAAGACGGACAACACTTAAAAATTTAAGTCGT